AAGCTTTATTACTAACTCATCGTTGGTGCCTGTTCAGACATATGATCATGCTGGCATACTAGCTTTATTAGCTACTCCAGAGTGGACTCCAGATGATCCACCTACAGAAGAATAAATTAAATAATTAAATATAATTAAATGGAAAATAAAATAACTGAAGAAGAATTAAAAATAATTCAAGAACAACAAACTAATTTAAATAAAATATTACATCAAGTAGGTTTATTAGAAGCACAAAAACATGCTATGCTTCATGACTTTGGAAAAATTAACGAAGAAGTAGAAGAGTTTAAATCTAAACTTGAGAAAACTTACGGACAAGTAAATATAAACGTGGAAGATGGCACGTATACAGTAATAGAAGAAGAAGAAACCCCAGTAGCAGCTGTATAATGTCAAGCGTAATTAGAAAAATTAGTATTGGATCTGACTATAAAAATGATGCAATGCATTATTCTGTAGGTCAAGAAGTTTATGGAGGTCATAACATATCTAATATATTATTTGATGATAAAGACAATTCTTACAATATCTATATAACTAAAAATAAAGAGATATTACCTTGGAAAAAATTCAACGAAAATATGGCTGTATCCGTTGAATATGATTTAAGTTATTAATGAAAAGTTTATATGCCTTTATTATCAAACCAATTAAAAATAGGTATGATAATATTAGAAAGATAGAAGATAAAGAATTAATAATAAATTCAAATATAGAGAATCATTTATTTGTAAGTAAAAAAGCTGTAGTAGTAGAAACTCCTGCAGCTTATAAAACTAAAATAAATAAAGGTGATGAGGTTTATGTACATCATAATATATTTAGAAGGTATTATGATATGAAAGGTAAAGAAAAAAATTCATCTACATATTTTAAAGATGATCTTTATTTTTGTTATCCTGAGCAAATATATATGTATAATTTAAAACCTCATTTAGAATATTGTTTTGTACAGCCAGTGAAAAATAAATCATTTCTAAACAACTCTATTGAAAAAGAACACTTTGGTATATTAAAATATTCTAATAGTTCATTAAAGGCTGTAGGATTAAAACCTGGCGATCTTGTTGTGTTTACACCTAACTCTGAATTTGAATTTATTATAGAAGGCGAACGTCTTTATTGTATGAAATCTAATGATATAGCAATTACTCATGAAAACGAAGGAAACGAGGAAAAATATAATCCGAGCTGGGCGTAAAGCTGTAGACGAGTTAATTAAAGTAGCTGAAGAAAAAATCATTACTCATACTGACGATGATGTTTCTGCAGACCGTTTAAAAAATGCAGCTGCAACTAAAAAACTTTGTATTATGGATGCTTTTGAAATATTACAACGTATTGAAGAAGAAGAAGCTATATTAGATGGTAAACCCGTAGAAGAAAAAAAAGAAGAAAGAAGTTTTAAAGGTTTTGCAGAAGGGAGGAGTAAGTGAGTTATAAACAAACTTTATACGCTGAAATTGAAAATGTTATAAATCCTAAAATACTTAAAAAAAATAATAGGTATAAAAAATGGGAGTACGGTTATAATAAAGAATACGATTTTATAGTCATAAGTAAAACTGGAAAGATTGGACAAGTCGTTGAAATACAAAACTTACGCATTGCTTTACCAGCAGAAGATGAATGCTATAAACGAAGCAAAAATAAAAAGGAACAATATTGGGAAAGGTTTGAATACCCAAAAGAATTACAAAGAATAAAAACTAGATTTGATTGGGAAGAATATCCAATGGATTTTAGAGAGAAATGGTATGATTATATAGATGAAGAATTTAGAAGACGTGAAACTGGTTTTTGGTTTAGCAATAACGGCAATAGCACTTATATTACTGGTACTCATTACATGTACTTGCAGTGGTCCAAAATCGATGTCGGAGCACCAGATTATAGAGAAGCAAATAGACTCTTCTTTATATTTTGGGAAGCATGCAAAGCAGATGACAGATGTTATGGAATGTGCTACCTTAAAAACAGACGGAGTGGATTTAGCTTTATGGCCTCATCCGAATTGGTTAACTCAGCGACAATATCAAGTGATGCTAGATTCGGTATACTTTCAAAAACCGGTGCCGACGCTAAAAAAATGTTCACAGATAAAGTTGTCCCAATATCCGTTAACTATCCATTTTTCTTTAAACCGATCCAAGATGGTATGGATCGTCCTAAAACCGAGTTAGCTTATAGGGTTCCAGCATCAAAACTTACTAGACGTAAATTAGAAACAAACGAACAGTTAAAAGAACTACAAGGTCTTGATACGACTATAGATTGGAAAAACACAGGTGATAACTCTTATGATGGTGAAAAGTTAAAGTTATTAGCTCACGACGAAAGTGGTAAATGGGAAAGACCTGATAATATATTAAATAACTGGAGAGTTACCAAAACTACATTAAGACTAGGACGAAGAGTTGTAGGTAAATGTATGATGGGCTCTACTTCAAACGCATTAGATAAAGGTGGAGACAACTTCAAAAAACTATACTACGCTTCAGATGTTACAAAAAGAAATAAAAATGGACAAACATCTTCTGGACTCTACTCTTTATTCATACCTATGGAATGGAACTACGAAGGATTCATGGATACTTTTGGACTTCCTGTATTCACAACGCCAGAAAATAAAGTCCTCGGTATCGACAATGTACCAATTGAAACAGGAGTTATCGAACACTGGGAAAATGAAGTTGAAGGATTAAAAGAAGATAGTGATAGTTTAAATGAATATTATAGACAATTTCCAAGAACAGAGCAACATGCTTTTAGAGATGAAACTAAAAATAGTTTATTTAACTTAACAAAAATATATGAACAGATAGATTACAATGAGGAACTTATAAATAGTATGAATGTAACTAAAGGTAATTTTGTTTGGCAAAATGGAATTAAAGATACAAAAGTTATTTTCATGCCTAATAAAGATGGTAGATTTATAATCTCTTGGGTTCCATCTAAAAATCTTCAAAATAATGTAATAGTAAAAAATGGAGTTAAATACCCTGGTAACGAACACGTTGGTTCATTTGGTTGTGACAGTTACGATATTAGCGGTACTGTTGATGGTCGCGGTTCTAAAGGAGCACTACATGGATTGACTAAGTTCTCTATGGAAGACGCTCCACCAAATCATTTTTTTTTAGAATACATAGCTAGACCACAAACAGCAGATATGTTTTTTGAAGATGTACTTATGGCTTTGGTTTTTTATGGGATGCCAATACTAGCAGAAAATAATAAACCAAGATTATTGTATTATCTAAAACGTAGAGGTTATAGAGGTTTTAGTATGAATCGTCCTGATAAAATATGGAACAAACTTTCTAGTGCTGAAAAAGAAATTGGTGGTATACCTAATTCAAGTGAAGATGTTAAACAAGCACATGCTGCCGCTGTAGAATATTATATTGAAAATTATGTAGGAAAAAACAATGATACTTTTGGTGATATGTATATGCAAAGAACATTAGAAGATTGGGCTGTTTTTAATATAAATAATAGAACTAAACATGATGCTACTATAAGTTCAGGTTTAGCTATAATGGCTTGTAATAAAAACAAGTACAAACCTACACAAGATAGACAAATGCTTAAAGTGGATCTTGGAATTAAAAGATATAACAATGATGGATTTTTATCAAAAATAATAGATTAATGCAAGTAACTTATGGATATAGTTCTTTTCCGGATCAAGTTGTTCCAGCTGCTGAAAAAGCAACGTTTGATTATGGTCTACGCGTAGGTCAAGCAATTGAAGGTGATTGGTTTAGTGGGGCTAGAACTGGTATTGGAAATAGATTTAATAGTAATTATAATAATTTTAGAAACCTAAGGTTATACGCTCGAGGGGAACAATCTATACAAAAATATAAAGATGAGTTAGCTATTAATGGAGATTTATCTTATCTTAATCTAGATTGGAAACCTGTACCTATTATACCTAAATTTGTAGATATTGTAGTAAATGGATTAACAGATAAAGAGTATGAAATAAAAGCTTTTGCTCAAGATCCAGATTCACAGAAGCAAAGAACGGATTATGCTCAAGCTTTATTAAGAGACATACAGGCTAAAGATTTTATAGAGCAAGTGAATAAAGTTACTGGATTTAATATGTATACTAGTGAAAATCCAGAAGATCTACCAGCTAATAAGCAAGAGTTAGAATTACATTTACAATTAGATTATAAACAATCTATTGAAATAGCAGAAGAAGAAGCTATAAATAATACACTAGATAAAAACAAGTTTGATTTAGTTAGAAAACGTTTTAATGAAGATTTAGTTATATTAGGTATTGGAGCTGTAAAAACAGATTGGAATAAAGCTGAAGGAGTTACCGTCAAATATTGCGATCCTGCTAAAATGGTTTGGTCTTATACTGAAGATCCTAACTTTGAAGATATATGGTATGTTGGTGAAGTTAAGAGTATTAGTATGGCAGAGCTTAAAAAAGAATTTCCATATTTAACAGATAGTGAATTAAAGCAAATACAAGAATATCCAGGTAATAGTAATTATACTTATGAGTGGAACGGTAGAGATGATAGAAATTCTATACAAGTATTATATTTTGAATATAAAACTTACCATGATCAAGTTTTTAAAATAAAAGAAACAGCATCAGGATTAGAAAAAGCATTAGAAAAAGCTGATACATTTAATCCGCCTGAAAGTAGTTCATTTTCAAAAGTATCTAGATCAATAGAAGTACTTTATAGTGGAGCTAAGATATTAGGACATCCTATGATGTTAAGGTGGCAATTAGCTGAAAACATTACTAGACCTAAATCTAATATTGCAAAAGTGAACATGAATTATGTTTTATGTGCACCTAAAATATATAAAGGTAGAATAGAAAGTTTAGTAGGTAGAATAACTGGGTTTGCTGATATGATACAGTTAACTCACTTAAAGCTGCAACAAGTACTATCTCGAGTAGTACCTGATGGTATATTTTTAGACGCAGATGGATTAGCAGAAGTAGATCTTGGCAATGGAACTAGTTATAATCCACAGGAAGCCTTAAACATGTATTTCCAAACTGGATCTATAATAGGTAGATCTATGACGCAAGAGGGCGGTATGAATCCAGGTAAAGTACCAATACAAGAACTATCAACTAATAGTGGTCAAGCTAAAATTGCATCATTAATACAGACTTATCAGTATTATTTACAAATGATAAGAGATGTGACCGGACTTAATGAGGCGCGAGATGGTAGTACGCCAGATTCAAATTCATTAGTAGGTTTACAGAAAATAGCAGCTGCTAATAGTAATACTGCTACTAGACACATACTTCAAGCTAGTTTATACTTAGCACTTAGAGCATGTGAAAATATATCTCTTAGAATATCGGATTCTTTAGAGTTTGCATTAACAAATGAAGCTTTAAAATCTAGTATATCTGTTTACAATGTAAATACCTTAGAAGAAATAAATTCCTTAAACCTATATGATTTTGGTATTTTCTTACAATTAATGCCAGATGAAGAAGAAAAAGCTGTATTAGAACAAAATATACAAATAGCTTTACAATCAGGAGGTATTGATCTTGAAGATGCTATAGATTTAAGGGAAATAAAAAATATTAAACTTGCTAATCAAATGCTAAAAGTAAAGCGCAGGAAAAAGCAAGAAAGAGAGCAACAACAGCAAATGCAAAATATACAAGCTCAAGCCCAAGCTAACGCTGAAGCTGCTGAAAGAGCTGCATTAGCTGAAGCACAAAAACAACAAGTTACTGCTGAATCTCAAATACAAATAGAACAAGCTAAGTCAAATTTTGAAATACAAAGAATGCAAAGTGAATCTCAAATAAAACAAGATTTAATGGCATTAGAGTTTTCATACAATACTAAACTTGCTCAAATGAAACTAGCAAGAGAAAAAGATAAAGAACAATACATAGAAGATAGAAAAGACAAAAGAACAAGAATACAAGGATCTCAACAAAGTGAGATGATAACACAAAGAAAAGAAGATTTATTGCCTATTAATTTTGAATCAAATGGTAATGATACTCTAGGCGGCTTTGAGTTAGAACAATTTGCGCCTAGATAATTTTTATTAATTATATATTATTATATTATGTCAGAAAAAGAAGTAAAAGATATTCCTCAAGAAGGGGAATTTAAAATGAAAAAGAAAAGAGGTAGACCTAGAAAATTAGGTGAAACTAAAAACAATATTGCAAAAGTAGATTTAACTAAAAACAAAGAAGATGCCGTTCAAGAGCCAGAACCAGAGAAAGTTGTGTTACAGTCTGATGAGCAAAGCGAATCGACAGGGAAAGAGAGCAAAGTGGAATTGCAAGAAGTGGGATCAACACACAACGAGCCTGAAACAGTTACCGAAGAAAAAAAGCAAGTAGAATCTCCTATTGCTGAAATAATAGAAGAACCGGTAGAAGAAAAGAAAGTTGAAGCTACTGTAGAAACAAAAATAGAAGAACCAGTTGTAGAACAAAAACAACTTCCAGAAAATATAGAAAAGCTTGTAGCTTTTATGGAAGAAACTGGTGGAACAGTGGAAGATTATGTAAGGTTAAATGCTGATTACTCAGATGTAGACAGTGTTACTTTATTAAGAGAATATTATAAACATACTAAGCCACATCTCGAAAGAGAAGAAGTGGATTTTGTACTTGAAGATAATTTTTCTTGGGACGAAGAAAACGACGATGAACGTACTATTAAAAAGAAAAAATTATCGTACAAAGAAGAAATTGCCAAAGCCCGTAAGTTTTTAGAAGATTCAAAAACTAAGTATTATGATGAAATCAAGTCGAGACCATCACTTAATAATGAGCAGAAAAAAGCTATGGACTTTTTCAATAGATACAACAAAGAACAAGAGGTAGTAAAAAACAATAGGGAACAATTTAGAACAGGTACTGAAAAGTATTTCACTAATGATTTCAAAGGTTTTGAATTTAGTTTTGGTGACAAAAGATTCAGATATGGCGTTAACAACCCTATGGAAATTGCTAAAGCACAAACAGATCTATCAAGCTTTCTTGGGAAGTTCTCAGAAGGAGGTGGAGCTATAAATGATTTTAGTAATTACCATAAAGCTATCTATGCTGCTAGAAATGCGGATACTTTAGCTCAACATTTTTACGAACAAGGCAAAGCCGATGGTGTAAAAGAAGTTATGGCTAAATCTAAGAATATAAATAGTGAACCTAGGCCTAGTGCTGCTGGTGAAGTATTTATAAATGGATTAAAAGTAAAAGCAGTTAATGGAGTAGATAGTTCTAAGTTGAAAATAAAAAGAAGAAACAAAACTTAAAACTAAAATTTAAAAACTAAAATTATGGCTTTTAATACAAGCGGGTCTTTTCCCGCGTCAATTATTCCTTCTCAAAATAGGATGGCATTGTCTAGCAACTACTTAGATTTTACAAGTGGTGCTGGTAATGACTTTGGTCAACAATACCTACCTGAATTATATGAGCAGGAAGTAGAAAGATATGGTAACAGAACCTTATCTGGATTTTTAAGAATGGTTGGTGCTGAAATGCCAATGACATCGGATCAAGTTGTTTGGTCTGAACAAAATAGATTACACATTGCTTATAAATCTTTAGTTGGTGCTCCAGCTGCTGTAGGTAATGATTTTAGAATTGAACCAAGTATTGCTGCTCCTAACACTGCTACAAGCATTGCACTTAGAGCTGGTAACACAATTTTAATGTCTGACAACGCTACTGGTTTAGTAACTCAAAAGTTCTATGTAAAAGAAGTACAAGATGCTGCTAATGCTACTGTTCCTAATGGACAAGCTGATGCTGTTAAAGCATTGATTACTCCTTATGATCAAGCTGGTCTTAAAGCTGCTTTAAATACAACTGAGGTTAGCTTATTTGTTTATGGTTCAGAATTTGTTAAAGGTAGTAACGGTATGGAAGGTTCTATTGAGCCAGAATTTACTCAATACAGTAACAAACCTATCATTATCAAAGATAAGTATGAGATCAATGGTTCTGATACTGCTCAGATCGGTTGGGTTGAAGTAGCTACTGAAGATGGAACTTCTGGATACTTATGGTATTTAAAAGCTCAATCTGAAACTAGATTACGTTTTGATGATTACTTAGAAATGGCAATGGTTGAAGCTGAAGATGGAGTTAATGTTAACTTACCTACAAACATTGATGGTAGTGAAGGTATGTTTGCTGCTATTGAAGCAAGAGGTAATGTATATGTTGGTTTTGCCGGCGCTGCTGCTCCTGGTTCTGGTGCTATTGCTGATTTCGATGAAATCCTTAAAAACCTAGACAAGCAAGGTGCTATTGAAGAAAATATGTTATTCTTATCAAGACAAACTGCTCTTGATTTTGATGACATGATTGCTGCTATGAACGGTGGTTTTGCTTCATCAGCTGCTGCTTCTTACGGTTTATTTGACAATGAAGCTGAAATGGCACTTAACTTTGGATTCACTGGTTTTAGAAGAGGTTCTTATGACTTCTACAAAACAGATTGGAAATATCTAAACGATGCTACTACAAGAGGTTTATCTAACTCTATTGATGGTGTATTAGTTCCTGCAGGTACTACGACTGTGTATGACCAAATGCTTGGGTCTAATATTAGAAGACCTTTCTTACATGTAAGATATAGAGCTTCTGAAACTGACGATAGAAGATATAAGTCTTGGATAACTGGATCTGTTGGTGGTGCTTACACTTCTGACTTAGATGCAATGTCTGTACACTTCTTATCTGAAAGATGTTTAGTAACTCAAGCTGCTAATAACTTTGTGTTATTTAAAGCTGCTTAATAATTATTAACATTTTAAAATATAGAAATTATGCTTATAAAAATCATAAACCCAAACTCGAGCACGTCAGAATTATCGGGTACCGTGCAAACTGGTAATATTATAGCGGATGTTAATGTTCCTATAGCTATTTCTGGTTATTCAGATAGTAATTCGTTATCATCATTTGATCTTGCAATTCAAGATCCTGCTGGTGGCGCGCTTACAACTTTACAAATTCAATTTGATGGTGATATGGGAGCTACAATGCCTCAAGCTGTTATTGATGAATTAAATTCATTAATAGAAGCTGGTACGGAGTCCATAAATATTCCTTCATTTAAGAATGTAAATGTTACAACTGGTGCGGATGCTGGATTATTTACAATTACTGGTCTTAGAATATCATAGACCATAACCAATATAAGATCCCGCTTCGGCGGGGTCTTTTTTAAATTATTTATATTATATTATATCATGGAAAAAACAAAAGAAAAGAAAAAACCTAAAGTTGTAAAAGATACTTGGGAAATTAAAGATAGATTTTATTATTTATTAGATAATAAAAATCCTTTAACATTCACAATACCTAGTAGGCATTCTAGACGTTACCCTCTACTTTGGTTTGATGAAGAAAAAGGATATAATAGAGAATTAAGATATGCAACTAATCAAAGATCACCATTTGTAGACGAACAAGATGGGCAAGCAACTTTGAAGCATATTATATTTACTAATGGAACTTTAGCTGTTAAAAAATCAGATGTTGTATTGCAAAAGTTTTTAGCTTTACATCCAGCTAATGGTTTATTATTTAGTGAAAAAGATGAGATTAAAGAAGCTAATAATTCTGTAGTAAATTTAGAAATAGAGCTTGATGCTATGAATTTAGCTAGAGATTTAGATATTGATTTTGCAGAAGCTGTATTGAGAGTAGAGCAGGGTTCTAAAGTATCTACAATGAGTTCTAGTGAAATAAAAAGAGATATTCTAGTTATGGCTAGAAAAAATCCTCTAGCTTTTATAGACATAGTCAATGATGACAATATACAATTAAGAAATATTGGTATTAAAGCTGTTGAACTAGGTTTATTAAGCATGTCTGAAGGTGGTAGAGCATTTAATTGGGCAAGTAATAATAGAAAGTTAATGAATGTACCATTTGATGAAAATCCATATTCAGCTTTAGCTGCTTGGTTTAAAACTGACGAAGGTGTTGAAGTTTTACAATCTATTCAGAAAAAGCTAAAATAACAAGTGATTATAATCCATAAGAGGTCGCGGTTGGCGGCCTCTTTTTAAAGTATTAAATATGGCAATAAGCGTAGATTCAGTATATAAAACTGTTTTACTTATTTTAAATAAAGAACAACGAGGTTATTTGACTCCCGAAGAATTCAACAAAATCGGTAGTCAAGTTCAACGTGAAATATTTGAAAGATATTTTGACGATCTTAATCAACAATTAAGAGCACCTCAACCTGATGTAGACTACGCTGACAGAGTTGCTACTTTAGATGAAAAAATAGAGCCATTTAGAAAAGAAGCACAAGCAACTCGAGTATTAGGACCACCTGTTCATTATACTTTACCTGCAGACTTTTATAGATTAGGTTCAGTAACTTTTCAACCATTACAACCCGATGGTGTTTTACCTACTTCAAATTTTCAATTATCAACTGAAATGCAAAGAGTTGATAGAACAGATTTTTATCATTTTAGAAAATCTCCTACAATAACTCCCAGTGAAAAATATCCTATATACTTATATGAATCAAATAAATTATATGTATATCCAGAATCTATAAATACTAAAACAGGAATTGTACCCGCTCCATATGGTCAAGTAAATGTACAATATATTAAAAAACCTGAAGATATTAACTGGGCATATACTATTGGTTCTGTAGGACAATTTCAATTTAATAATACTTACCCACCTTCTGTTGACTTTGAATTAAATAACTCTGAAAGAGTCAATGTTATACTAAATATATTAATGTATACTGGTGTTGTTATAAGAGATCCTCAAATAGTTCAAGCTGCTGTAGGGCAAATACAACAAGAAATAGTAAACTCAAAACAATAATAAATGGCAGTTCCTATAGAAACCAATGAAGAATATTACGGTGGTGAAAAAGTTTTTTTACTATCAGGAGCCCAAAGTGAATTTACCACTACATTCAATATAGAATTACTAACTGAAGGTATTGGTAATTTTTTTGTATATAAAAGTGTAGACAATGGTGTTACTTGGACTGATATAACTAGTACTGTTACTTATGTAGTAAATGATAATACTATATCTCCTCCATATTTTACAAATAAAGTTAAAATAAATCCTGGTGGTGTTGCGAATGATTTAATTAAAATAAAACTAAAAGAACATGCTTTTAGAAATAATTATGGAAGTTATTCTTATATAACATTAGATAATATAATTAATAATTTTTTAGCTACATATGTAGGTGCAGGAAAACTTATTCCAAGCGTAAAGAGAACTGATGTAATATTCCATGCTAAAAGAGGTTTACAAGAATTTAGTTACGACACTTTAAATAGTATTAAAAAACTAGAAGTAGAAATGCCACCTAGTTTATCTATTCCTATACCTCAAGATTATATAAACTATGTAAGAGTAAGATATGTGGATCATTTAGGTGTGCTTCATCCTATATATCCTTTAAATGGTTTAAGTACTAATCCTACAAACTTACCTCTACAAGACGACAATGGTAAATATATACAAGGTAATTACGGTGAAAATTTACAAGCAGAACAATCATTTACAGAAGAACGTTGGAAAGAAGCAGATGATAAAAGAATTAGTGGAGCTTATGACGCAGAGTGGTCTAACTTTGGTGTATATACATGGACGTGGCGTAAAAATTCTCTAGGACAAAGATATGGACTAGATCCTCAACTGTCTCAATCTAACGGATGGTTTAGTATTAATCAAAGAACAAATACTTTTTCTTTCTCTAGTAATTTAACTAGCGAATTAATTATTTTGGAATATATATCAGATGGTCTTTATGCTGATACAGATACAAAAATTCCAAAAATGATAGAGGAAGCTATGTATTTACATATAGCTTATGCTATACTAGCTGGTAGAGCTAATGTTCCAGAGTATATAGTTCAAAGATTTAAAAAAGATAGATACGCTCAATTAAGAAACGCTAAAATAAGATTATCTAACATGAAACCTAGTGAAATAGTACAAGTGTTTAGAGGTAAATCAAAATGGCTTAAGCATTAAATATGGCTGAAACTAGAAATACATTTATAAAGTCTAGAATGAATAAAGATCTAGACGCTAGAATATTACCTAAAGGGGAATATAGAGATGCACTTAATGTAGCTATTAGTAGATCTAATGAAGATACTGTAGGTGCGCTTGAAAATGTATTAGGCAATGTTGAAATAAGTGATTTTGGAATACAAAGAGATTTAAAAATAAATATTATTAATGAAAATGGTCAACTTATAAATGCTACAGGAACTAATTGGCCTGTTGGTCCAACTCTTAATATACCTACAACTGGAGGTAGTGGATCAGGATTATTAGTTAATGTTTTAGGAGATGGTGCAGGAGGAATAGCAGTATTAGAAGTTGTAGTTAGTAATACTACTGAAAATTATCAACCAGGTGATATTATTACTTTTACCGATGGTCCTAGTGAAGGTAGTGCTGAAGTATCATATGTTAAAGATCCTACATGTATAAATAATTTAGAAATAATAGGAGCAAAAGAAGATGAAGCTAATAACAGAATGTTTGTTTTTATTACTGATTTTGTAGATGATTCTAAAGATAATTTAAGTAACACTCAAGGTGGAGGTAGTCATTATATATGTTGTTATGACTTTAACTCTAATACGCCTTATGTTTTAGTACAAGGAGATTTTTTAAACTTTTCTAAGACTCAACCTGTTTATGGTATAAACATTATAGAAGATTTTTTATTTTGGACCGATAATAGAAATCAACCAAGAAAAATAAATATATCTAGAGCCATTGCTGATTCAACATATTATAATAAAGAATGGCATATTTCTGTAGCAAAACCAGCGCCAGCTGAACCTATTTTTCCTCTTGTTTGGTATGATCTTGCCAATCCCGCTTCATTTATGGTAGATGCTGTAAGTGAAAGATTACCTAATAAAAATACTCCTAGTACAGTAGGTACAGCTAATTATTTTTATGATGTTGATTACAAAGGTGAACCAGAATATTTTGAAAATAAATTTTTAAGATTTAGTTATAGATTTCAGTACGATGATAATGAATATTCTTTAATAGCTCCATTTTCTCAAGCTTGTTTTATACCTAAGCAAGATGGTTTTTTTATAAAAAGAAAAAATGCAACTCCTGAAATAGTACAAGAAGATACTTTACGCACTTATAAAAGTACTGAAGTTCCTTTTATGGAGAATAAAGTTAATAGAGTTAACCTGCAAATTCCTCCAATGGGAGAAAATAGTGGTTGGATAAGTGCTAAAACAGATCTTCATATAAAAAATATAGAAATAATAGTTAAAGAATCTGATGGAGTAGCATTAAGAAAAGTAGCTACAATAAGTATAGAAGACGTAATAGAATCTAGAGCAGCGTGGAATATATCTCCACCTGCAAATTATGCTAATTGGTTTTTTGAATATGTATATGATGGTAAAAAACCTTTTGAAGTATTACCTGATTTTGAAGTTACTCGCGTAGGGGAAGTAGCACCTATAAGAGCATTAGCACAAGAAATTGTAGGTAATAGAGTTGTATATGGAAATTTTATAAATCAACCTACATCTCCTGAGGGATTAAACTATACCGTATCAGTTCAAGAGAAAACAGATAATCAAGAAATAAGTTATCAAAACCAAAGCTTAAAACAAAATAGAACCTATCAAGTAGGGGTAGTTTTGCAAGATTTTTATGGTAGACAATCTTCTGTAATACTTTCAAATTTTACAAATGATGATGGTCAATTATCAACAGTATTTAATCCTTATAGAAACTCTAATCAAGTAGGAAATTCTTTTGCAGATAACAGTGGAATGTGGAAAGGTGATTCTTTAGCTGTTAATTGGATAACTGCTATACCTGAGATTATACCTGATTTAGAAGGTTGGCCTGGTATATTTGATATTAATACTAACCCATTAGGATGGTATGCTTATAAAATAGTAGTACAACAAACTGAACAAGACTATTATAATGTTTATTATCCGGGAGCCCTTAGTGGTTATATAAATCCATATAGTGCAGCTACTCCTGAAGACCCTATTGGTCACTTTGTTCTTCATGGAGATAATATAAATAAAGTTCCTAGAGATTTATCTGAAATTGGACCTGAGCAAAATTTATTTAAAAGTATAAATGTAAATACTAAAGCAGGTAGATACGAAACTACAGCACAATGGATTAGTTATAATAAGTATGCACATCATGCTCGTTACAATAAAGAAGGTGCTGCTTCTGTTCAAGATATTAGAGGATCAGGTGATAAAGCTCAAGTGTTAGTAGATGTAGATAGTCAAATAACAGATAAAGATGAACTTAATCAAATATATTCTGATGAGTGGGATAGAATAGCAACTCAAATAAGAAGAGGTGAGGGAAATATTCCAAATAATTCAAGTACAAAGTTATTTCAAAGAGTAATGAATACTAGTCAATTAGGTAATCAACAATATTGCTTTGGAAGAAACGAGTTTGAATCTAAAACACCTAATTACGATACAGTAGTAACTATTGGAAAAGGTCAACAATTAGCTTTATATCAACTACCTGTTGCCGACCCACCAACTGCAATAACCTCAGCAAATAATTTTTATACCTTTGCAGATGATCCACTTATAGCAAGAGTTTCTATTGGCGCTGAAGAAACTTTACCATCTGCAGGAGCACCACCTGCAGCACAGTTTAGAATTGGTTATCCATCTGTAGGTGGAGCCGGGCTTGCTCCTTGGGGAATGTATGTTTCTACTCCAGGTTTTCCAAGTCCTGGTGGTGATTATATGTTACCTACATTAGCTATTGCTGAAACACAACCTAGTGTTTCTAATTTAGATATATATTATGAAACATCAACAGCAGGAAAAGTTGTTCCACTTAATACAGCAATTAATAGTGCTGATACTACTTCAGTTAAAAAATTAACTGATTTTAATAGTTCTCGTCCTCCTCAAAGTCAATTTAATAATGCTCCATTAAGTATTGCTTATGAATCTAGTAATTCTGGTTCAGGAGCTCCTGTAACTTTACCTTTTACTCCAGTCAATGGAAGTACTTTTTTAAACGTTGGATCTACTGGCGTTAAATTACTAAAAATAGTTGATGGAACAGGTGCTGATGTAACTCAATTTTTTAATTTATCTTATGTTAATGTTCTGGGTCCAGCACCAAACGATAAATTTACATTAAACATAAATAGTAATTATTATCCCGTTTCTTATGGTGATGAAAGAGATGTTTACTATGTAACTATGCAATGTCAAGCTTCTGCTCCCAACAGTCCTATTACTTTTATTAATTTCTGGGTTTCAATATTTAATTCAAGACCTATGGCTAGTTCACCGTCTACTACTTCTGGAACTCCATATACAGCTAACTGGAGTATCAGTACTAATGGGTATAACTCTCCTATATTAAAATTGTATGGTAATAATGGTAGTAGTAATCCAACAGAATTAGGTTCTAATTGTTTTTGGACTATGGTAGATCCTACAAGCACCATAGATCCTAGTCAATATTTTGAATTAAAAAATCAAAAACCAAGTACTAATTCAACATATTTAAATCAAAGTGAAATTGGTTTATACTTAAAAAATACAGTTACTATTAGTGATATAGGACAAAAAGATTTTATTATTAAACTATCTGATAGAGATTTCCCTACTAATCAGGAAGCTGAATTTCACATGCGAATAACTATAGATACATAATGGCTTATACTCAACCAATAGATTTTTATAACACTGTATTATTAAGAAGAATAGTTAACAGAGCTAGCGGTACTACAACAGGGGCTGATAATGAAGGGTGGCCCAGTCTTCCGTGGTATGGCACTACGTATAATTATCCATCATATCCTAATTTTGAAGGTCTACCAGGTAATTTAACTACTGGCCCAACTTTCCCTACTGGGGATGGAAATCTTGTTAATTGGTATGTAGAAGAATCTAGAATTTTAGGTGGTTTTAATAATACTAGTATGGATATAGGTCCAAGAGCTTATTTAGTTTTTGACAATAGAGTACAAAAGAAAAATGCAAGTTCATTAATATATTCTGGATTATTAAATACCAAAACAAATGTTAATAGAACTAATGTATTCTCATCGGCTGAAAATATTAAAAGATCTTTAGATCCATTTTATGGATCTGTACAATACTTATATGCTGAAGACACTAATTTAATAGTATTTCAAGAAAATAAAGTTAACTCTGCTTTAATAGATAAAGATGCTATTTATACAGCTGAAGGTTTAGGAATGACAGCTTCTGGCGGAGTAGTTATAGGTCAATTAAAACCTTATTTAGGTAACTGGGGTATTAGTAAAAACCCTGAATCTTTTGCTACATATGGATTTAGAAAATATTTTGTAGATAAAGATAGATCTGCTATACTTAGATTATCTAGAGATGGTATAACTGAAATTTCTAAATATGGTATGCGTGATTACTTTAGAGATGAATTAGCTACTTTAAGTTATGAATTTAAACAAAAAACGGTTTATGAAGGAATTCTAACTTATAATATAGACGCTGATGGAGTTGTTCAAGAACTTGATATAAATACTAATGATTCATGCAACATAATTCCAGGATCATCAGTAGAAATAGATTTTAATGATGGAAAAGGTTATATAAATATAACAGACGTTACAACTGGAAATTGGATTTATATAACTAATATAAAAAGATTATATTCTAATAAAGTATATATTAATACTAATGTTAATCCAGGGGCAGGTAATCACTGGGAACCAGCATTACCATGGGTATATGGTGTAGGTGGTTCGGGAAGTTATAATGTTAGAATAACTGTACCTGTTAAAGATAAAATAACTTGTGGTTACGACTTACACGATGATTCATATGTAGTATCTCTGCAAGAAAGTATTACAGGAAGATTTAGTACAGCAAATTATGATGAAGAAGTAAATGGTTGGGTAAGTTTCCATTCTTTTAAACCGCTTTTTATAAAAAGTTTAAACGATAGTTTATTTACTTTTGACAACTTTAAAATGTGGCAACACTACTATGATAGTGGTTTTAATAGAACTAATTATTATGGTACTCATTACGGGGCTAATATAACTTTTATATTTAATGATGAACCACATGTAGTGAAAAACTTTTTAACTGTAGATTACGAAGGTAGTAATGGTTGGCAGTGTGATACAATAGAATCTGATGTAGAACAAGCAAACAATTGGAATTATAATTTAAGTGTACCTTACTATTCTTTATGGGGATCAAACTTTGATTCTATAAAAAGAATATATAGTTATGAAGAAGGAGCTTATGATATTGCAGGTAATACCCCACCACAAACTTATCCTATATTTAGAGGAGGTTTTGATAGAAAAGAAAATCAATATGTAGCTAACATGGTGAGTTCTAGTAAAGCTCGAGCAGGAGAGGTGATATATAATACTAATGCTGCTAAAGCTTTTCCATCTTCTGGTATAAAAGGTTATTACTCTACAGTAACTTTTTCAACTGATAATAACACACAGTTAGGTGGGAAAAAAGAATTATTTTCAGTAGGTACTAGATATGTTACCTCATCATATTAAATAAAATAAAATGCAATTAAATATACGTAGAATTACAGAAGAAGATATACCAGTTATATATAGCTGGTGGGAGCAATGGCCTAAATGGGAGGCTGTATCTAGAGATTTCTTACCAGATAATGGATTAGGAGGGTTAATAGTGGAAAAAAACGGTGATCTTATAGTAGCAGGCTTTATATACTTAACAAATGCTAAAGTAGCTCTTCTTGAATGGGTTGTGTCTAATCCTGAATATAGAGAAGATGATAGAGATCAAGCTATAGATTTGTTAATAACAGGTGCAGAAAATATGGTAAAATCAATAGGATTTAAATACATGTTTAGCATTGTTCAACATAAAAAATTAATAGAAAAACAAGTAAAATTAGGCTGGCATAAAGATGAAAAGCCTTCACATGAACTAACTAAAATATTATAATATGGCAATAGCAACATCAATACTAGTAGGAGCAGCAGTAGTTGGCGTAGCAGCATCTGTAGGATCTGCTATAGAGCAAGAGCGAGATGCTAAAAGAGATATGGAGGCCGCTAAAAAAAAGCAGACTATATTAAATGGTCAATTAGAAAATTTAAAAAAGAATAGGCAACCAGTAGAAAACCCTTACGCTGGATTGACTAATCAATATGAAAATTTAGGAGTTGCTGTTAAGTCTGCTCAATTCCAAGCTGAAGAAGCTGATATTGCTTTAGCCAATACACTAGATACTATACGTCAAACTGGTTCTGGCGCTGCGGGTGCAACTGCTCTAGCTCAAGCTGCACTTCAAAGTAAAAGAGGTATATCAGCTAGCTTAGAACAACAAGAAGCAACTAATCAAAAGCTTAAAGCTCAAGGCGCTCAAGAAGTTAATATTATGAAAGCTAAAGGGGAAGAGTTTGCTTGGCTTGCCCAAGAACAAAGAGACGTAGCTGAAATAGATAGGACTACAGCTTTATATGACGAACAAAGATATTTAGAAATGGCGGCGCAACAATCTAAAGACGACGCTCAACAAGGTTATTATCAAGTAGCAGGTGATCTCGCTAGTACAGTACTTAGCGCAGGTGGAACATTTGGTGTAAAATAATTTATTCATGGCAACAATCCCAACTCATTCAAACGCATATACAAACCCGCAAGGAGCTTTTAAACAAAGTTTTATTAGTTATTCAGATAGACGTACAGCTGGTTTAGCTGGTTTATCTAAAAGTCTACAGTCTATTGGTGCGTGGATACAAAAAGAAAACGCATCTCAAAAAGCTCTAGTTGCAGAACAAAGTGCTACACAATTACAAATGTATGGTAAAGTAGATAGTTTACCTACGTTTGGAGAAGACTTTAACACTAGACAAGAACAATATTGGGATAGTAAAATAGATGATTATTTAGATATTAAAAACAGAATAGAAGCAGGTGATATAACGCCTCGTGAAGGAAATAAAGAGTTAACAAAAATAAATAGATTATTAAAGAATTATCAAACCATAGCTCCACAAGTATTAGCATTAGCTAATGAAGTTAAATCAAGAATAATGATAGAGCCAGGTAAAGAAGGAGCTATAAGCGGATTAGTACCTACACATGTACAAAAAGTTTTATTAGATATGCTTGATGGAAAAGATGTGGGTCTAGTTGATAGAGATGGTGTATTGTTTTTATACGAACCAGGAGTAGGTTATATTAATTTAAATGAGTTAACTATAGCTGAAACAAAAGAAACTAATTCTTTTTTAAAGTTTGTTCCTAAGTATGATGAATTTTTAATGAATGCTGCTAAAGCAACTTTTGGTGACTTTGATACAGGTACTTTTATAGATGGTATGGTTACTATTAGAAAAGTAAAAAGAAGAAACTCAGCAACAGGAGAGATGCAAGAACTAACCATTAGAAGTATTGATGAAAATCAGAAAGCGTTAGCTTATGAAAAAATTATAAAGAATAAATTATTGCGACCATTGATAGATAATTATGATTATATGTCTGTCATATGGAATGATGTCATGAATAATGCAGATAAAGCTAATTACGCTAATACTGCTTGGCATGACCCTGCGGATTTAGATACAGATCAAGCTGAAAAATTTATGAAAGATCAAAACGCTCTTACATTAGAGTTTTTAACAAGACAAGCGATAGAAGACTATGTAAGAGAAGGTGGTCTAGAATATCGTCCAGGTATTGATGATTTAGGAGGTAGAG